AAGCTGCATTTGTAAACCACTCCGGTATCATTCCATGTTTCCAAGTACAGAAATGAGCTTTCTCTACTCTATAATACTCTCTGTAACCTTCTACTGGATCGTCTCTACGTAACTCTGTATTAGTTATAGCTTGTACAAATTCTGTCTGTTCATTAAAAAGAAACGAACAATATTGTAACTGTGCCTCATACATCATAGGTAGCCCATCCATACTATGAAACTTATTATACCTCTTAGTGTACTCAGTACATAGTGCTCTCATGTGTCTTATTAACCACATACTATTTTGTTTTGATTCTCTAGCCCACAATGTGCAAGGATGTTTTGCATGAGCTTTAGGATAGCCTGGTAGGCCAAATGTTTTTATCACAGGATCATTACTTTCACCTCTATGCTTATCATCATATTGACAATCTAGTACAGCAGATAACATCTGTGCTGATTCTAGTATCATCTTAACTACATGCTTGTCGCACATCATAAATGCTGCAACCTTAGGGTCTCTATCTAATACAAATATATTCATACATACCTCCAGTTATTAATATACTAGATAGTACGTTCTAGGTCAACCGTTTATTCCTACTGATGTGTTAGCTTTACCAGTACTTCCTAAACTATAGATATGATAGAGTTTAAATCTAAAAGAAACTTGAGCTTCTATATAATCTATGTCTGCTACTTTAGTATCAAAATTAATATCTGAAAGTGATGTTGGGAAACAATCTTCAAATGTTACAGTCATGTTTGGTTGAGAAGCTGAATTTAAAATAGTTAATGATGCATCACTTACACCACCTTGTCCTAAAGACCTTCCTGTTCTTTGAACAGTTCTTGGTCCAGTCAAACCTTTCATTCCATCTTTATTATATACTTGCTTGGCTTGATTAAACCCTTCTGGAAATCCTAGGTACTGAAGCCAATTATATAACTCAATAAAGTTCTTCATATCTTCATCTACTTTAAATGATATAGCAAGTTCACCATAAGTGATATGATCACCTGGTGTTGGTATAATATGGAAAGGAGTATTCAAAGGAGTCTCACCTAATTGTACACCAGGCATGTTTACTGACTGCACAAAGTAATTAACAGTAGGTAATTTCTGAATGCTGAAGTTAAATCCTACAGGTGATAGAAAGTTAGTATTGATTGGTTGATTTGATAGTGCTGCCATGATGTCTCCTTACTACTATTTATACACAAAAAAAGGGGGCCGAAGCCCCCCTTGAATAGTATTACTAACTACTTAACTATTACATTAAGTTGCTAACAACCACTTTTCTATAGTACTCATTAGAGTCTGCTGCAAGTGCACCAGTAGCTGCTAGAGCTGTGGTTCCTCTTGCGAAAGGATTTTCTACTACGCCGTAACGAGTTTTGAATCCAATCTTTGGTTGGAAAGTATCTTCTCCAACTGCTCTTACCATTTGTAATGGAACATATGGACAATAGAATAAGCCAGCATCAAAAGCACTTGAGCCTTTGTAACCAACAATCATATAATTGTCTCCAGCATATGGATCTACATACACTCTAGTTCTACCATTAATAACACCTGCGAAAGTGCTACCTGTATCATCTACAGCTAGGTTATTTGAGTTTAGTGCTGGTGTGTAATCAAGAACACCTGCCATTTGTAATGCTGATGCAACATCAGATCTACAAATAACTATGTTACCTTTTCCACGTCTGGTTCCTCTAGCTACAGCATTTGATTCTCTTTCGATAGCAAACATTAAGCCTTTGAATTTCTCAACCATCCAACGACCATTTGAGTCGGTGTCTAGATCGAATTTACCAGCAGTAGTTGTTCCTTCTTGTGCTCCAACTTTAGCAATAGTACCAACAGTTCTAATTAACTCTCGGTTTATTTCAGCTAAAATTTCAGTTGAAAGGATGTTAGCCAATTCAGTTTCAGCATCTAAGCCATGAATTGCTTTTAAGTCTTGTGCTAATTCCATTGTGTATTCAGCTTTTAAAGCACGTGACATTGCTGTTACGGCTATTTTCTCAATGCTGAATGCCATTTCTGGAATTGCGTTAGCAGCACCATCGCCCAAGCGTTCAGCTTGAGTTGTGGTCATACCGGACATAAAATTGTACAATTCTAGATTAGATTTTGATGTATTAAGGTAACCATCTGCAGGTGAATCACCTAAGTTGACTGCCGCATCACCAATTGTTGTATTAGCATGATCGTCTTTGTCTACAGAGAATGCTGTGTTAGATTCATTGTAGAATGTTTCTGTACCTGTTTGTGTTGCATAACGTGAACGCATAGCAAAGATAAGTCCTGTTGGACCTGTCATTGGTTGTACGCCCATGATGTCATAAGCAACTAGGTTAGGCATTGCACGACGTACTAAACTTATTAGTACTGGATCGTATATATCGACTGCGCCTGCAGAAGCTGTACTAGAAGATGCACCCATAGCATTGGCTGGGGATGCCTCAAGTAGGCTCTGTGGAGCAAAAGATGCTTGCTCTTTTAAAGCAATTTCAGTATTTTCAAGAACAGCTGCTGTTACTGAGCGCTTTAAAGGATCTGTTATCGCTGGTAGATCACCGTGCTCTAATATTGGCTGCCACTTCCTGACTAGCTCTTCATTTAATCTCATTTGTTGTCCCTCCTGGGTCTTTTATTAATGTTAATTATTTACGAACACTTCTAGAAATAGCACTTGTATAAGCAGCCATAGAACCAGTAATTTGTGGCTCATCTGAATCTAACTCAACAGGCTCACTGTTAAGGTCGCCTTCAGTTATTGCTGATTTATTAGTAAAGTAATGTTCTTTTAATAAGTCTATCTTAGACTTATATTCGTCGTTGCTTTCATATTCAATACCTTCTGAAAGTTTAGATAACTTGTCAACTTGTGTCATAGTTAGACCAGCACATGCTTCAGAAAAAGTTTTATATCTTTCTAATTCATCATTGGCATTTTTACTATCTATGCTTTTGTTAACTTGCTCTTCTAGCTTTCCTTCAAGCTCTTCTTTTTGCTTTTCTAATTCAGCAACAAGATCAACTTTTTCTTCTGGAACAGAAATATAATTTTCTGTGAATAAATCTTTAATCTTAGTCATGAATGTTTCAGCAACTTCGACTTTAAGTGCATTCTCAATTGCAACTTCGTTCTCTTTCATCCACTCTTCAGTGACGTAATCAAGATACTCGTCAACACGATCAGTTAACTCTTTGCGGAATGTTACTTTATCCTCTTCAAGTTTTTGACTGAATTCTTCTTGCATATGGACGTGAAGCTCAACTAATTTAGTATTAACTGTTGCTTCAAATACGGTAGTAGCTTTACTTCTGAAGTCTTCTGATAGGTCATCCCCATCAAAAATTTCACCAACAGCTTCTGCTGCACCAGTTGGGCTCAGCTTTGGCATTGGATCTCTACCAGTTGATTGTGACTTACTTGCTGGTAATTTATTTTTACCATAGCCATTTACTTCACCTGATAGTTTCATTAAAGTGTCTTTACTCATATTGTTCATTTTGCCCATAACTTGTGAAATTAAGCTAGCTTTAGATACAGATGCTTTTTGAGCATCAGCAGGTATACCTGTACCTGTAGATTTGTCAGCAGTTCTTGAAGCGCTTCCAGTACTGTGAGGTTCTGGAACTTCGCTTCCTGGTATTACTGAAGCTAATGCTCCTGTGCCACCATCTGCATCAGCTTTAAACTCTTGCAGTGACTGATCTTTATCTTCGCTGGCTTCTAGCAAATCGCTATCTTGATCATCTGATACGACTTGTTCGATTTTTTCCTTAGCCATCTCTTTGGACTCCTTGTTAAATTTAACGGATGTTATCCTATTATACTATATTTATAATTACAAACTACGCAAAAATTTATTGAACAGTTTAAACTTCTGTTCGTTCAAATTTTTTGCACTTTTTGTTCCAACGGATTTTATTTCGTCTACCACTTGCATACTTCGAAAGCTATTAGATGCTGCGTCGTATACCCATTCCATTCCTTCCATTACACCATTAACAAAAGCGTCAGGTGCTGAAGGATCTGCTACTATGTCTGCAGCAGTTGATAACATAAAATCTGATTGTACTTCTTGAGCTCCATTACGCTCACGTATAGTTCCCATACCTCTGGAACTAACACCAAGCTGTGCTCCTTCATCAATTAGATTCTTCACTATGTTACCATATGGTGTATCTAAAACCTTCGCACGGCCTATGAAATTTGATCCGTCAGGTTTTAATTCTTTTATCATATGTGATACTCTTTCTAAATTAATAGTAGGACCTTGTGGATGTCCAAGTTCACCATATGCTTTATTCTTTTCTATGTATTCTTTATTGTAACGGGCTGATTCTTTAGCAAGTATCTCATTTGGATACACTCTACCATTACGATTTTTAAGACCACCCTGCATAAAGACGCCTTCAATAAAATAATTTTTCTTACCACTCTTCTTATCTTCTTCGAAGATGTACTCAACTGTTTCATTTATCTCTGTAATAAGTTTCATTAATTTATCCTGAGTTGCTATGGTTAGATGTCTTTTGTAATTCTATTATTGCTGTACTATTTGCATCTGAGAACTGAACATTAATTGCTGCAGTGTTGTTAGCACTAAGTGAAATGCCAGATTCTTTTAGATCCCAATCAAGAGATGTATGAACATCACTAACAAATACAACTGTAGTGTTACGTCTAATAGTCATTGTACCTGCACCAGTATAATAGATACGTGTAATGTCAGCAGCAGATACTGTTTCTCCACCTGTTGCTAAATTAGCAAGTGTCTTACTTGTAACTGTTGTTGCTCCAGGTAAATAATGAAGTACGGTTTTACCACCACCTACTGATGTATGGTTTGATAATGTTACAACTACTCCCATTTTTTATACTCCTACTAAGTTAGTAGCAAATTCAATCATTTTCTTTAGACCTTCTGGTGTCTCAAGTCTCTGTTCAAATTCTTTTTTGTTTGAGTCACTTAATGTCTCATGAATTTGTTTAAGAGATTTAATTTCTTCTACAGAAGCCTCAAGGTCCCATACCATATCTATCTGCACTGCTTCTGTTTGAGCTAGCTTCTTGATAAAGTCTGCTGAGTTTGCTTTCATACCTTTAACTATGTCTTCTTTTTTCTTACTTTCATAAACTTTTTTGTCATCACCATCTTCTGGATCAGCAATACGTTTTTTCTTTTTTTGTTTCTTGCCACTGAATACTTCATCATTGGATCCACCTTTAGGTGTATGAGGGTAATCAGTTTTTTGAATCACATGTTTATCTACAAAATCTTTATCGGCTTGTGCCTTTGGATTTGTGTAATCTGATTCGGACATAATTTGTTTAAGAGTCTTCATTTAATTTATCTCCAATTAATTTACTCAGTGTCTAATGCTTCTTCTTCTTCAGGTGTTAGATCCATACT